GGGTATTGTCCCCAAATGAAATTTGGGGGAGGGGGAAAAGATCCACCACACGCATCGTTTCCAGGAGCTTTATTGCTAATAAACTTTCTCATGCAAGCAGTTACATCTTTGTGTCTGACTACAGTATCTGAGGGTAAACTTTCGAAACTCCCGCAGTAGAAAAAACTGGAGTATCTGGCACTTGGTGTTCCAGGTGGGTTTGCACAACATGGCCAAACATGTGTACATATTTGATTTGGTCCAGTTCCTTCAGCCTGTATTGAAACTGGGTTAAAGGTTGTTTATCTACGAGGACTTGGAAGTCTGCCTCTCTGGTGAGAATCTGCAGAGTGAAGGGTTTTCCCCTTTGAAAGGGGAAATCAGACACTGTGATTTCACTTCCCCATGTGCCATTCATTCTGGCATTGCAGGCGATGTGGCCTTTGCTGTCAGAGGTGAAGCCGACATTAAAGTGGAGGGCCACATTTTTGGAATCATAGTGTAAATCGTAGACCAGATTCACAATAAAAAATTCGGCGAGGGGCGTGGGGGTTCCCGTGACGGTGAGGAGTGTTCTAGGCGTCAGTCCGGTGGGCAGATTGAGCACATAGGCATCTGGGATTACGTCCAGGGGAGCTGCGGGGGGTGGTAACAAGGTTGTGGGACGGGGGTCTCCGGGTGGGTACATTGTCAACCGGGTAAACACAAGGTCTCCGGATAGGGAGGCACGGGTAATGCCCTGTAGTCTCTGTGGAAAATCCACCAGAGGCTTCCCGTTCACAGTGATCTGGTATGTGTCACTTTGGATGACAATGACCAGGACGAATGGCTTTTCCCTTTCAAAGGGGAACTCCTGCGGTCTTACTTCTTCGCCCCAGTTGCTGCTACCCTCTCTGGAGTTGCACACAATGTGCTTTTCGCCTTCCAGTGGGAGGCGCACGTTAAAGTGCAGCGCCAGACTGGCGGGCCCGGTCACCAGATCCAGGGTAAAAAACACAGCGGAGGGTGTGAGGGTACCTTCCAACACAATGCTCGCACCGGTTGGGACTCCGTCGGGTAGGGGGAGGACAAAGGGGTCTGGCAAGGTTGTGACCAACTCGGGGCTGGTTGGTGTGTCCTCTGCGCGGGTGTCGCTGTGGACCCTATTGTATAGGGCGGCCAGGTCACCCCTAGGGGGTTTTCGGGGCGGTTCAGCCTCAGCCTCAGCCTCAGCAGGAGCGGGGGCCTCAGCCTCAGCAGGAGCCGGGGGCTCCTCAGCTGCTTGGTCCTGCGTCTGGGCCTCAGGAGGGGCTGGCATTTCCTCAGAGGCAGCTGCCAGTTTGCCAAAGTAGCCCGCCTCGGATGCAAGGGGAAGTTCTCTCAGGAAGGAGGGGGAGCTATCCTGACCCAGGTAGCCAAATTGCACCAGGTCGGTACCAAATGAGGTGGGGGGAGAGTTAGTGAAGGTCATGGTAAAGCTTAGGCCGTAGGCCGCAGTGGGCCTCAGGTCTGTGTTGAGCCCTATCTTGATGTCCACCACACTGTTATTGTGGTCAAGGTGCGCTTGTGTGTAAATGTAGCTGGAAGTTAGGGTCTGTATGAGGCGAGGGTATGCAGTGAGGTTGGGCATCAGGTACTGCCCATTGGCAATGGGAGTCACCAGGGTATCTTGGTCTTTCATTCCCCAGGACCCTCGGACGAGGTTGCTCTCAGACAGCACATTGCCGTCTGCGTCAAAGTAAAGGTTCATGCCCAGGGTCTGACCGGTACTGGGGTTCGTGAGGCTACCTTGTACAGACAGGGTGCCAATGACCGTGCCCCCGGTTCTGCTGAGACACAGTCTGAGAATGCCAGATGGGGAATTCTCCCCCGAGAAGGTGACGTTGGCCTCGGGAGCAGGCCCCGTCCACAGGGTGGGATAGACTAAGGTTTTTGTCAGGGACAAAGCTCCATCTTCTGTGAGATGAAATCCGGCGTCCGCATCAAAGAGTAAGCTAAGTCGATGTCCTTGGTAGAGCAGTGGAGGCTGGGCCTGCATGTCTGGTATCTGGACACGAAGGTGTCCATCCGAGTCCAGTGCTAGACCCTCCCCCAGCTTAAGGCAGAGTTTTTTTCTGGGGGTATAACCCAGAGGGTTTGCAATGTTCAAGCTTAGAACACCGCTGGGACCCTCGTGGAAGCCATAGTTGTCATAGAAAGCCGGCATGAGGCTAATGGGTTGATAGTCATAGGGGTACACCGGGTTAAAGTCGGACGGGACGGACCGCTTCATCTTTTTTGGGTAGAATGAAGCTTCGCTACGGTGGGAATCTGTGGGAGACAAATATAACTTTTAGGCGTTTCAGGAAACTGGCATACTCCCATAATCTGACCTACACCAGTTTGGACAACGGGGACTGGGTGGACGTCGTGGGACCCCTGGACACAGAAGAATTTTGCAGACTTTTCAGGTAAGGTGTATGTTTTTATTCAGTTTGACCTGTGATAGCACAGATGCTGTTGATAGCATTGCTGAGACACTCAGGACGCGAGCAATTACACGTGACACTGCCCAGGAACCCATGATTCACACAGTTTATGCACACCTTCAAGTGGTTGCTG